CTTCATAATTCTCGATTTCATGGTGTTCTGAGAATTGCGCCTCATGTAAAGCGCGGCCATTGTCTATAGTTTCTTGCGCTTCTTTTTCAGTCATGCCGTAATGGTCAGCAAAGCCTTTTACGCTGATGAAGTTATTGAAATAATCTAAGTATAATTCTTGCGGTGTCATAATCTTTCCCTTTCGATTTGCCGACACTATGTCGGGCTTATGTGTCTAGATATAATGCTCTGATAGCATTACGTCAAGAGAAAAAATAGGGGGCTATGCAGATTTTTTTTGGTGTGGTAATTTTACAACAGTTTCAAGGTGGATAAGGAAATAAAGTATGACTAAAGCAGTGAAAGAAACGAGAGGTCGTAAACCTTACAAGAACGGCGGGCATGGTGGGGGCTGGCAAAGGCTATCAAGCCAGCTTGCAAATGTATTTGACAAGGCAATAGAGAAGCACGGCGGGCAAGATGCACTGGCTCAGACGATAGCCAGTGAAATCGACCAGCGGCCTATTGAAGCCTTGCGCCTATTGGCAACGCTGATGCCTAAGAACATAAATTTAAGTGCTGAAATATCGCCAAGCGATAGCTTAACTGCCGCGCTATCTAATGTTCAAAGCGCATTGGAATTGCAGCGTAGTGAGAAAGCGCAAGTAATAGAGGCGGAATTCAGTGAGGAACAGAGCGAGAACGATAAGGCTGATTAGCCCCCCATTTGATTTGAGCGGCGGGGGCAGCTATATATTATATAGTATCCTCAAAACCCTTATCTTATCCCCAAGACCCCCCCTGTTCTCCACAGCTCGTAAGTAACTACCCCCATAAAAATTTTTTTCTTCTTTTTTCTTCCTCTCATTTAGGGGTGGCACTGTGCCGTAGTAAATAAGATTAAATGATATATTCTTTCTGATATATTAGGGTGGCACTGTGCCGTAGGGGAGGGTGGCAGTGTGCCGTACCCCCCACGTCAGATTGTCACCCCTTGCAGACCGCTCCGCCCTGTGTCATATTTGCAACAGAGGAGATAACAAAATCGGTTGAGCGTTTCTCCTCCTTGACGCTCCCGACGGTGGGGCGGGCTTCTTTCCCTTTCGGCTCGCCCCATCATAACAAGGAGAGAGAGATGGAAAAAGAAAACATGTCTGTTGAGGAGCTATTGCTTGCCATTGCTCTCGACCCCGTATTATTCGTTGAGTCTATCTTGCAGGCCAGTCCAGAGGAGTGGCAGCGTAATGCTCTGTATGCTGTGCGGGACAATGACCGCGTAGCTATCCGCTCTGGTCACGGTATCGGCAAGACTGCATTTCTTTCATGGTTGATTCTTTGGTGGGTATTGACACGCTCTCCCAGTCGGATAGCATGTACTGCCAACACTGCTAGTCAGTTGTCAGACATTTTATGGGCAGAGGTCGCAAAGTGGCATCGTCGTATGCCAGATGGCCTGAAAGAACTAATTGAAGTGAAGTCTGACAAAGTTGAGCTTAGTGGGCAGGACAGTTTTGCTGTCGCCCGAACTGCACGTCGTGAAACTCCAGAGGCGCTGCAAGGTTTCCACTCACCCAATATGTTGTTTTTGATTGATGAGGCATCTGGTGTGGACGACATCATCTTCGAGGTCGGAGAGGGTGCGATGTCCACCGAGGGTGCGAAGACTGTGATGACGGGCAACCCAACTCGTACGTCTGGTTATTTCTATGAAGCCTTCAACAAGATGAAAGATAGGTTCTTTACAATGAAGGTCGCATCATCTGATAGTACTCAGGTGAGTAAAACCTTCATGGAGGATATGAAACTCAAGTATGGCGAAGACAGCAACATCTACAGAGTTCGTGTTCTTGGAGAGTGGCCTGAAGCCGACGACGACGTGGTTGTACCACTGCACCTCTTGCAGTCAGCATCCACGCGAGAGCAAGAAGCAGCAGAAACCACCCCCGTTGTATGGGGTCTTGACGTGGCACGTTTCGGTACGGACAAAACAGCTCTATGCAAACGCAAGGGTAATGTTGTAACAGAGCCTATCAAAACTTGGCGCAACAAAGACCTCATGGAAGTATGCGGGATTATCCTCAATGAATATGAAACGACTCGATGGGGCGACCGTCCTGCTGAAATACTGGTTGATAGTATCGGTCTTGGTGCTGGCGTTGTTGACCGCCTCATGGAGCTTGACCTTCCTGTGCGCGGTATCAACGTCGCGGAGTCCCCTGCAATGGGCGACAGATATGGGCGTTTACGAGATGAGTTGTGGTTTCTCGCAAAAGAATGGTTCGAGTCGCGGGACTGCACCATTCCGCCGCAAGAGGAGCTAATAGACGACCTATCCAAGCCACGCTTTAAGTTTACCTCTAACGGTAAGCTGAAGGTTGAGAGCAAAGACGAGATGAAGCGTCGTGGCCTAAACTCACCTGACCTTGCAGACTCCTTCTGCCTGACCTTCGCTGGTCGTGCCAGCATCGGCAAAGATGGCTCACGGCACAAATGGAACAGGTCAATAAATTATGAGAAAGCGAGTTGGGTGGTCTGATGGCTTATATTGAGTTTGAAGAAGATACAGATGACTTTGACATCTTGGTTGCCACCCTTGATGGCCTGAATGGTCTTGGCACTGACTGGGATGACCTATTGAACTTGACCTTGCTTGCATCTGCGTATTGTGGTCAAATGGCGGAGATTTCGCCTGACGAATACATGGAGATTGTTTCGTCCATCCGCGTTACGGAAGATGGCATTTACGGAGAGGCTTGATGGCTAAGAAGGTTGTAACTACGTTTGAGGTGCGAACACCAGTGCGTCGCCGTCATAAAAAACGTGGTCTGCACATTCGTAAGAAGCTCGGCCCGAAAAGCAATATGAGGATTCGCTAATGGCTATCGTCTATCGTGGTGAGCGTTTTGCTGGTTACAACAAGCCGAAGCGCACCCCCAAGCATCCGAAGAAGAGCCATGCGGTTCTAGCAAAAGAAGGTGACAAAATTCGCCTCATTCGTTTTGGTCAGCAAGGTGTGCGTGGTGCTGGCAAAAATCCAAAGACTGCAAAAGACAAAGCGCGTAAGCGTTCTTATTATGCGCGTCATAACGCACAAGGTAAGCCGACAAGTAAGTTGTCTGCAAAATACTGGTCACATAAAGTTAAGTGGTAGGAGTTAGATATGCCAAACGTAGCAGGAAAAAAGTTCCCTTACACCAAGAAGGGTAAAACAGCAGCGAAGTCTTATGCAAGTAAGATGGGCAAAAAGGTAGTCAAGAAAAAAGCTACTAAGAAGAAAAAATAATGTATGTTACTGTTTACACACGTAACCGTGCCGCCGAGAAAGCAGCAGCACTGGAAGCGGAGAAAGTAGCTAAGAAGGCTGCACCTAAGAAACGTGGTCGCCCACGCAAACAGAGGACAGAGAAATGATTTGCCCACATTGCGGATACCCCAATCCAAATGGTTACACAGAGCGTTGCAAAGGCTGTCGCAAGCCGCTAAGTGAAGCTCCTGTTGTTAAGGAAAAGCCTAAAGTAGCTAAAGTAGCTAAAACGGCTAAAAAGGCTAAAACATCTAAGAAAGCATAGTTATGGCTAAAATGGACGACATTGAGTTTCAGGGCATTGTTCGCAATGAGATTGAACAAGCGCTAGGTCACTACGATACGGAGTACTCGCAAGACCGTATCGACGCGATGGACTATTACTTGGGCGAACCGTTTGGCAATGAACAGCCAGACCGCTCTCAGGTTGTTAGCACTGAAGTATCTGACACTATCGAACACATCATGCCGTCCTTGATGCGTATCTTTACGCAGTCTGAAGAGTATGTGCGTTTCGCACCTCACGGGCCAGAAGATGTAGCTGTAGCCGAACAGGCCAGTGATTACTGCAACTGGGTTATCAATAACGATAACCGTGGTTTTGAAATCATGCACAACTGGTTCAAGGATGCTTTGATTCTGAAGAACGGTGTCGTTAAGTTTTACTGGGATGAGAAGACAGATATTGAGACAGAAGAATATGCTGACCTCAATGACGAAGAACTGACCATCATTCTTGCAGACCCAGAAGTGGAGATTGTCGAGCAAGACGAACGCACCATCGGTGAGGACATGATTACCCCTGATGGTATGATGATTCCTGCTCCTGTGCTGTATGACATCAAAGTTAAGCGCACCAAAACAGACGGCAAGGTCTGCATTGAGAATGTGCCACCAGAAGAGTTTTTGATTACGAGCCGCGCCAAGTCTCTTGAGGATGCAGACTTTGTAGCGCACCGCTCGTCAATGTCTGTCAGCGACCTTGTGCAGATGGGTTACAGCAGAGATGAGATAGAAAAATATGCAGGAGTCTCAGATGTTGAAACGTCAGAAGAAAGAACCAGCAGGTTTGAAGACCTTGAAGGAGGCGCTCCTTACGACAGCCTTGACCCGACCATGCGCGATGTTCTCGTTACGGAATGTTATATTCGTTCTGACTATGATGGGGACGGGGTGGCTGAGTTTCGTCGTGTTCTTACAGTAGGCAACGGCTATCACGTTCTTGAAAACGAAGAGTGTGACCAAATCCCATTTGCCATCTTGTCACCTATCTTGATGCCGCACCGTGCGATTGGTCGCTCGGTTGCAGAGCTTGTGATGGATGTGCAGCTTATCAAATCTACCCTGATGCGTCAGTTGCTGGACAACATCTACAACACTAACAATGCCCGTGTTGTTGCCGTTGAGGGTCAAGTAAATCTTGATGACTTGTTGACGAACCGCCCCGGCGGCATCGTTCGTACTCGTACCGCAGGGGCGGTTCAGCCTCTTCAAGTTCCCGAAGTTTCTTCTTCTGTCTTCCCTGCACTGAACTATATGGACAGTGTGCGTGAGCAGCGTACTGGCATCAGCAAGCAATCTATGGGTCTTGATGCAGACGCATTGCAGTCCACTACCGCTACTGCTGTGGCTGCTATGCAAGCTGCTTCGCAAGGCAAGATTGAGATGATTGCCCGTGTGTTTGCTGAGACAGGTGTACGCGCCTTGTTCCGTGGCATCCTGCACTTGGTTACGAAGTATCAAAACAAAGAGAAGATTATTCGCCTGCGCAATAACTTCGTGACAATGGACCCGCGTCAGTGGGACAACATGTACGACGTGCAGATTAACGTAGGTCTTGGCACTGGTCAGCGTGAGCAACAGCTTGCTACCTTATTCCAGATTGCTGCCAAGCAAGAAGGAATCATGGCGACAATGGGGCCAAACAACCCGATTGTTACGCCCATTCAATATCGCAATACGCTGTCTAAGATTGCAGAGCTTTCTGGTTTCAAGGATGCCAGCGAGTTCTTCCAAGACCCGCGTAATGCTCCACCGCCCCCACCGCAACAGCAAGGCCCGAATCCACAAATGCAAATGGAGATGGCTAAAGCTGAAAATGAATTGGCTCTCAAGCGTGAGAAGATGCAACTTGAGTTGCAGTTTGAGCGTGAGAAGATGGCTGCTGAGTTGGACTTGCGCCGTCAAGAGTTGGAGTTTGAGCGTCAGTTACGTTTGGAGAAGCTGCGCTCAGATATTGAGACATCTGTTAATCTGCCGAGGGTCTAACTATGGCTGTTCCTCAAACATTATCTTTTGAGGACTTGCAGGACATTTTGAATGTCGCTGCACCTACTGGCGTATCTGCGCCTAGTATTACGGCTGCACCTCCTATGCTTGGCACACCACAGATGGCTGGCTCATCTATTGCATACATAGACCGTCCGTCTTTTACGCAAGCATATAGCCCAGAAAATTTGCCAGAGTTTATGAAAGACTTTGAGCAGATTAGCCCAACACTGTTTGCACCTAGTCAGGGTGTATTTGGTCAAGCCCCAGAAGTTGACACAATTCAGCCACTGATGCCGCAGCAATATGTTGATGAGTATGCTGACCTTGAAAGAGCCTTTCAGGAAAGCATTGCAGTAGACCCGACTATGTTTGGTGATATGTACCGTGGCGGTTTGTATATGCCTATGCAGACATTGCCTAGCGCACCAGAGGATGAGCCGTTTGACTTGGCTGGTTCTCTTGCAGCGGCAGAGGCTTTGCGTCAAATTTATCCGATTGCCGAAGAGCCTCTTGGTGAAGTTGAAGAAGCTATTAAGCGTGGCGTTGTTGACCCTACTGAAGAGTTTATACAGCAGAAAATGCTTGACCCTACAGAGGATGCCTTCAAAGCTGTTGCTGACCCAGTGGAAGAGTTCGTGCAGCAGTATGCGTTAGACCCAACAGAGGATGTGGCTAAAATAATACTTGACCCTGTGGAGGAAGTTATACAGCAGGCCGTACTTGACCCTGTGGAGGATATTGTAAAAATACCGCTCAAGGCTATAGAAAAAGTTATTCCTGAGATTGATGTAAACGTAGAGTTCAAAGAACCTGAACCTGCTGTTCAAATACCAACAGAGGATATTGAAAATATCGTAAAAGACCTTGCTGTTGAACCCATACAAAATATTGTTGAGCAAGGTGTTTTTGACCCTATTGAAGATGTTATTAAGATTCCAGCAGAGATTGCTCAGGAGCAAATTATATCTCCTATCCAAGATATATTGCCAGAGATTGATATAAACATTGAGCCTATTCCTGAGCCTGTTGTTGCGCCTGAACCAGAGCCTATTGTTGAGGCAGTGCCTCAGCCAGAAGTAACAATACCAACAGAGGCTATAGATAAAATTATAAGTGAAGCTGTTATTGACCCTATAAAGGAAATAACAGAGCCTCAGCTTGAAGCTGTTAAGGATTTTGTTGTTGACCCAATCTTAGAGTCTATCCCAGAGATTGACATTGACGTAAAGGGCAAAACTGTATCTGAAATTATTGACAATTTAATAATAGAAGAACCAAAAGTTGTTGAAGAGCAAGTTCAAAAAATTGCCGAAGAGCAAGTTAAAGAACTTGAGGATGCTGGCTTCATTGAATTTGAGGATGGTAAAATTGACATCAACATTACCTTACCTAAGGTCGGTGAAGTTCCGTTTATTGACACAGTAGAAAAAGTTATGGAAAGCCTACCCTCTGATTTGCCAGAGTTGGTTGAGTCTTATGGCGATATTGAAAACGCTATCGAAAACCCATCAGCAGAAAATGTTGATAAAGCAGTGCAGGCAATTAATGATATTGGTTTTGACGCTGGCGCAACCGCACCAGTAGTACCCCCTGCCGTCGGAGAGGGGTTGAGTGTTGTTGCCGATATTGATGCTATTATTGATGCTTTTGAAAATCCAGACGCAGAAAGCCTAACAAATGCTTATGCCGCTGCTGACGGTCTCGCAGCAACTTATACAGAAGCTGGCGGTCTACCTGCTGGCGAAGCGATTGGTCAAGTGGGAACTATTTTCACTGGCCTTGAGGCTTTGGATGGTGGGATTGAAAGCGCAGCCGATGCAGTTAATGTGGTTAATGCGGCAAACGCTGTTGCAAGCATGGCTGGAGCTACAACAACCTCGGCGGCTGGTGTAACTGCTGGATTCCTGCCCCCAAACGTAACGGCTGCACTCGGCCCTATTTCAATGATTTTATCTGCTCCAAGCATTATGAAGTCTATTTCATCTTTGGCTAAAGGCGGCGCGGCTGGAACTTACGAAAGAATACAAGGTGAGTTTGACCTTAAAGATGGAAAGTTTGCTGTTGGTGGCGGTGTTCGTGGAGCTGATACCAATCGGAGCTTTGGTGATAAATACGCGCAGGAAACAATGAACTCTGGCGTGTCTATGGCTAATAGTCTTGTAGATGATTACGGCTTTGAGATTGACCAGCAAGCCCTTAACGCTGCTCCAGAAAATATTATGAGACTGCAAACCAGCGGATATTACAACAGAGAGGGTCGAGCGCAATATGGCTCTTCTGTCGGCTCTGCTGATTTTGTTGTTAAGCTGTTGCAAAATGGAGTTCTTAAACCAACAGAAAATACACCACCTGAGATTCTTGCTTCTAATGAAGCCTTTGCGTCATTTGTGACCGACCACATTGACAAGGGGCAGGATGAGTATGCTGCCAAAATGTACACAGACACTGGAGGCACGGGTGCTGAGTTTGGCAACAGAACAAGGACAGGCACTACAATTAAACAACGTGCTAAGTTTGCAACTCAAGATGCCGCTCAATCTTGGGTTAATGATAATGAGACTTCTGCATCTTATTCTAAAGAGCGGGCAGGAAAATATTACGGTTACTACAAAAATCAAACTTTGTTTGATGTTGTTCCAGTCGAAGTTGGCGACAAAACATATTACGAGCTTAAAAAGAATAATGTTAAGAAAAGAATATCTCGAGCCGCGTATGATGAGGCTACAAAGCCTAAGCCCAAGCCAGCGCCGAAGCCAGAACCAGTTGCTAATGACTTTGTTGATTTAGACGATTATTTTAGCAATTTGTTTAAGGGTATTGATTTTACCAATATTAATCTTGGCGGTCTTTTTTAATTACCTATTGCCCAAAAAGCATTGTGTTGCTACTTTGCAACAGTAGAGGAGACTACTTATGGATGAAGGGAAAAGAAGGGAAGAACAAAACAGGGGTGAACGCGCTAAAGCATTGATGCGCGACCCTCTGATTGTTGAAGCGTTTGAAGTACTTGAGGAGAAGTACATGAACGCACTGAAAGATTCCTCGTCATCGCAAGATGAACGAGAAACGCTCTTTCAAATGTACCAAGCACTAATGGTGGTGCGAGGCCATTTGTCAGAAGTCATCGAGACAGGTGACTTAGCGAAACTGGAGTTAAACTCCTAAAGAATCCGTAGAGGAGATTAGAAATGAGCGATGAACCCAGCACCCTGTTAGGAACTGGACAGTCTCTAAACAAAGGTCAAGCTGTTGACCTTCTCTTGAATACCAACGCCCCTGAAGAGGCAAGCGGCGATATTCAAGAGCCTGTAGCCGAAACAGAAGCAGCAGAGCAAGAAGAGATTCTTGAAGATGCTGAAGAAGTTGAGGCCACATCTGAAGAGGAACTGGAAGACGATGACGCTGAAGAGCTATCTGAGTCGGAAGAGGAATTTGATGATGAAGAGTATGACGTTGACCCCGAAGACGTAGAGTACGTTGAGGAAGAACTTCATACCGTAAAAGTTGATGGTGAGGAGATACAAGTAACCTCTGAGGAACTTGTCAAATCATATCAGCTAGAACAAGCCGCGCAAAAGCGTATGCAAGAGGCCGCAGAACTTCGCAAGACTTCTGAGGCAGAATCGGCAGCTCTAGCGCAGCAACGCGAGAAGTATGGGCGAGCTTTGGAAGCTATTGAAGCCCAGCTTAACTCAGTGCCAGAGCAACCCAAAGAATATTGGGATAAGCTCTATCAGGAAGACCCTCTCGAATGGGCCAAGCAACGCGACGCTTTCCGTGACCGCAAAGAAAATGTGGCAAAGGTACAAGCAGAGCGTTCAAGGATAGAACGAGAGCAGCAAGAGCAAATGGCGCAACAGCACCAAGAGTATCTTGTAGAGCAGCAAAAACAGTTGCTTGAACGTATTCCTGAATGGCGTGATGACGAAGTGGCTATGCGGGAGAAGCAAAATGTTATCTCTTATGCACAGCGCATCGGTTACAGTGAAGAAGAACTGGCGACGGCTAGTGACTCTCGTGCAATCGAAGTCTTACGCAAGGCGCACCTCTACGATGAGCTTATGGCTAAGAAGCCTGCCGCTCAGAAGAAGGTTCGCAAAGCACCGAAAGCAGTTAAGTCTGGTACTCCAAAGTCCAAGAAGCAAGTCAGAGCTAATCGTGACAAACAGGCACTTGAACGCCTAAATAAAACTGGCAGCAAAGATGCTGCTGTGGACTTAATATTAGAGAGAATGAGGTCTTAAAATGGCTCAATTTACTACTGCCAATGCTATTGGCGAACGGGAAGACCTGAGTGACGTAATCACTCGCATCGACCCTGATGAAACCCCCATCTTTTCTGCTCTGAAAAAAGAGACAGGAAATGGCGTATTTGTCGAATGGCAAGTACAAGAACTGGCTGCTGCTGTAGCAAACAACCACCAGAACGAAGGTGCTGACGCTACTTATGCAACGCCGACTGCCACCACTCGCTTGGGCAACTACATGCAAATCTCGCAAAAAGATGCACAAGTTTCTGGTACGCTGGACGCTGTTGACAAAGCAGGCCGCGACAAGGAAGTTGCCTATCAAAAAGTTTTGAAAGGTCTTGAGCTTCGTCGTGACATCGAAAAGTATCTGCACTCTGATACTGCACGTTCTGCTTCTGACCCGCGTAAAGCTGGTACTTTGTCAAGCTGGATTACCAACGTATCTATTGCTAGTGACGAAACTGCTTTCAATGCAGGTGTTGGTTCTGGTACGCACGTTCCTTCTATGGACGGTACGAATCGCGCCATGACTCTTGCTATGATTGACACTGCCATGCAGGCTGCTTACACCGATGGTGGTCAGCCAAACATGCTCGTCGTATCACCTGCCAAAAAAGCTGCTTTCAGTGACCTGAACAGCGGTTCAGTTGCAACCAACCAAATCAACTACACTGCTCCTCGTGAAGCAGCTATCGTTGGTTCTGTTTCGTTGTACCTGAGCGACTTTGGTCAGCTTGACGTTGTAATCGACCGTTTTGCTTCGGACGACCGTGTGTATCTGCTGGATAGCGACTATGCTTCCATCTGCACACTGCCGAACCGTAACTTCACCGTTCAAGAAATGGCGAAGACGGGTGACTCTGAGAAATTCCAAATTATCACAGAGTTCACGCTGAAAGTTTCAGCACCGAAAGCACACGGCGCTGTTTACAATCTGTCGTAAGTGTTGAGGGGGTAGCTTCGGCTGCCCCCGTTCACTTTAGGGGAGAAAGATGAAAAAACGACTTTTACAAAAAGATGCGGTCACGGGGAAAGAAACGTGGGCGCATTTTGATGAAGACGGTAAAATGATTTTTGAGAGCAGTCAGAATGTTGACGCTCTTCTTGCTAATAACCGCGATGAACGCAATGAATACCGCTCTGGTAGCCTGCAAGGTAATACGCAGCGACATCAACAGAAGGTTGCGGAAATACCCACAGCATTGTATCATCAGCTAATTCAAGAGCTAGGCCAACCAAAAGATAATCCTAATGGCTGGAAGAAATGGCTCAATGACTATGATAACAGGTTCTTTAGAACAAGTGGCGGTAGAGTATAATGGCAATCGGAACTTACGCAGAACTTAAAACGGCGATTGCGAACTTCTTAGCTCGTGATGATTTGACTGACCGTATCCCTGAGTTTATCTCTCTTGCAGAGGCGCGTATGAGCCGCGAACTTGGTACACGCTCCCAGACAAAACGCGCTAACGCTACACTGTCTGCTGGCGATGCGTTTGTTTCCCTACCAACTGACTTGCGTTCTATTCGCTCTGTAAAGCTAAATACAACACCTGCTGAAGTGCTTGAGTATTACACGCCTATGGCGCTTGACAGCCACTACACATCTAATGCAACAGGCAAGCCTCGCGCCTACACAATTTTTGGTAGCGAGATTAAGTTTGCGCCTACACCTGATAGCGCCTACACGGCAGAGCTTATTTACGGTGAGGGTGTAGATGAGTTGTCTGACAGTAACACTAGCAATACAATCTTAACCCGTCATCCTGACGCATATCTATATGGCTCTTTGGGCGCTGCTGGTGTATATTTGATGGATGACCAGAAGACTGCTTTGTATGAGCAGTTGTTTACACGCGCAATTACAGAGATTAAACGTGAAGAAGCTGAGAGTCAGTTTGCTGGCTCTGCTCTTCAAATGAAATCTGATTACGGAGAATAGACATGAGCGCAATGAGTAATTATCTTGAGAACAAGTTTCTCGACCACTTCTTAGGCACGAGCAGCACAGCTGCTCCGTCTAATGTTTACATTGGGCTGCACACTGCTGACCCGACTGATGCTGGCACTGGCGCTGAAGTAAGTGGCAATGGCTATGTGCGTCAGGCTATGGCTTTTGGTGCTTCATCATCTGGCACTGCATCAAACAGCGGTGCTGTTGAGTTCCCTGCTGCCTCTGGTGGCAACTGGGGTACGATTACACACATCGGTATTTACGATGCTTCGTCCTCTGGCAACCTGCTGTTTCACGCAGCATTGACGGCCTCTAAGACAATCAATGATGGTGACATCTTTAAGGTAGCAGCTTCAGGCGTTGACATTACGGCGGCCTAGTCATGGCTGACATCGTAGGGCCAACACTTGAGCAGTTAGATAACTGGGGTGACTTAGACAGTCTCCCGTATTCACTAGATAGTTCTATCTGGCTGACTGCCGCTCTGCGTGAAGGTGAATCCACCCCATCCACATCTGCATCTGTAGCCGCTGTTGGCTTTGGTATCTTTGAGGGTGCTGCCGCAGCATCTACCTCATCTACTGTAACCTCTGAGGGTATCCGCATACAGCTTGGTGCGAGTAACATAAATGTTACCAGCACTGTTGCCGCTGATGGTATTCGTATCCAGTTTGGTGCGTCTGCGCTTGCTGGGCCGTCTACAATGTCGGCAGAGGGTGTGCGTATCGTTGTTGGCGCTGCTCAACCATCTGCATCAGCTACAGCAACAGCAGAGGCTATTAGGGTTGTTATTGGTGCATCGTCACCGTCTGCAAATGTCTCCATATCTGCTGACGGTATTCGCATCCAAATTGGTGCATCTTCTATCTCTTCTTCTGCAAGTGTTAGCTCTGCTGGCATCCGTGTGCGGGTTGGTGATAGCTCCGCATCTACGTCTGCGTCAGTAAATGCAGAGGGTGGGCTACTTGCTATCGCTACAGCCAGCTTACAAGCCTTTGCTACCATCCCAGACGTCACTGCTAACTTTGAAGTGTTCGCCACTGCTAATCCGCAGCCTATTGCTACAGTAGCCGTAGAAGCCGAAAAACTAGGCGAATTGTGGGGTATTATTGCAGCCGAAGGTGAGGTATGGTCTGAGGTAGCAGATGAAGGCGAGAGTTGGACTGTGGTATCTGCTGAAGGTGAAAGCTGGACACCTATTGCTGCTAGTTCTGATACTTGGACAAACGTGTCTTCTGAAAATGAAAGCTGGAGTTCGCAATGATTAGCTTTGGGGAATTTTTACCTGACCAATCAGATTTTGGTAATGCAGGTGTTACAGTAGCTAACAACGTCATTCCTGCGGCTGCTGGCTATGAGAGTATGCAGAACATCTCTGAGATTAGTGGCGCTGCTGACCAAGTGATTGTCGGTATGTTTGCTGCCGCTGATGATAATGGCAATGTTGGCTTGTATGCTGCTGACCGCACAAAGATTTACAAGTTTGATACGACTGATGGCTCGCTTGATAATGTTAGCAAGTCTGGAAACTACAGCACTGGCGCAGAAGACCGCCCTCGCTTTGTTCAGTTTGGCGAAGCTGTGATTAGCACAAACTTTGCCGACCCCATTCAAACAGCTACTGCTGCTGGCGCTGGGTTATTTGCTGACCTTTCTGCTGATGCACCAAAGGCTAAGTATCTTGCAGTTGTGCGTGACTTTGTAATGACTGGCTTTACGCATGACTCAACAGATGGCAACAAGCCCTATCGTGTGCGCTGGTCTGCACTGGGTGATTACACAAGCTGGGCTGTATCTGCTACGACTCAGGCTGACTTCCAAGACATTCAAGACATGGGCGATGTGACTGGACTTGTCGGCGGTGAATATGCCACTATTCTTATGGAGAAGGGCATTGTGCGCGGTAGTTACATCGGTGCTCCACTGATATTCCAGTTCGATAAGGTGGAAACGGTGCGTGGCTGTAAGGTTGCTGGTAGCGTTTGTAATGTTGGTCACAGTGTCTTCTATCTGGCTGATGACGGTTTCTATATGTTTGATGGTGAGCGTTCTCGTGCCATCGGTGCAGAGAAGGTAAACCGTTTCTTCTTGGAAGACTGGGACGGCGCATATGCTAAGAATATGACAGCCTCTGCTGACCCGCTCCGCCAGATTATTGTTTGGTCTTATGCAAGTACGGCGGCTACGAATGGTTCACCTGACAAACTTATTATCTATAACTATGCGCTTGATAAGTGGAGTACCGCGTCTGTTGCTGTGGATATGGTTGCACCTATTTATACCGCTGGCTACACTCTTGAAGCTCTTGATGCTGCTTTTGGTAATCTTGACGTTCTACCTGCTTCTCTCGATGGTGCTGTCTATCGCGGCGGCGAGTTTCTATTTGCCGCTTCAAAAGACAAAAAAATCCAAACCTTCACAGGAAGCACATTGAGCGCAACAGTAGAGACTGCTGAGTTTGAGGTTCGCACAGGCTCTCACTCGCTACTCAACAATGTCATCCCATATGTTAGCTTGCGTGAAAACTCTACTGGCACAGTGACGGCACAGGTTGCCTCACGCAATCGTCAGGTTGACACGTTTACATTTGGTAGTGCATCTACCTTAAACAATGACAACTTCTGCCCTGTACGCTCTAACGGACGTTACCATCGGGTGCGCTTGAACTTGAGTGGTGAGTGGAAGAAGGCGCAGGGCATTGACGTTGATGCCAACACGATAGGACGCAGGTAATGGCTAACCAATACCGCAGACTTCCGAATATGGGTGGTACGCCTCGTGAGGTCGCGGAGGTGGTCAACAACCTTGTAGAGGGTAAGATAAACTCTACTGGTGCGTTTCAGTTGACTGCAAGCTCTACGACTACAACAGTTAATGATTTGCGCGTAAATCCTAACAGCGTGATTCTTTGGACACCTAAATCGTCTAATGCAGCCCAAGAGCTATCTCATCTTTATATTAGCAGCGTGGGCAAACAAACCTTTACACTTACACATCGCAGCAACGCAAATACAAGTGATATTCTTTTTCATTATGCTGTTCTAGGATAGCGTTTACAAACGGTGGATAACCGTATAAATTAAGGCCAGAGGTAAATAAAATGGCAGACGGAACTACAGAAACAGTAACTCAGACAGAATTTGGTGGCGAGTTTGGTCAACCCTTCTTGCAGTATGGTATGTCTGAGGCATTGCGTCAGTATCAAGCTGGTGCGCCGCAGTTTTTTCAAGGGCAGACTTACGCTGGCTTTACGCCACAGACAGAGCAAGCACTGCGTATGCAGGAGCAACGCGCCGTAGCTGGTAGCCCACTGACACAACAAGCGCAATCGACTGTTGGTTCGTTTCTTGGCAGCACAGGCCCTGAAGGTCAGTATGTACCGCCTGCACAGTCTGGTTTGCTTACTGGTGCTATCCAACGTGCGCTAGACCCCGTACAAGCTCGTGTGCAGAGTCAACTGGCTCAACGTGGTCGTTTGGGTTCTGGTGCTGCTGCTGATGTTACAGCCCGTGCATTGGGTGATGTAGCTGCTGATGTAGCTTATCGTGACTTTGCCACGCAGCGCGGTCTTGGACTGCAAGCTGCACTTCAAGCTCCAGCTATGGCTGCTGCTGATTATTCTGATATCTCTCGTCTTCAACAAGTTGGTGCTGCCCGTGAAGCTCAAGCACAACGTGGCATCCAAGAAGCTATGCAGCGCTATCAGTATGAGCAGACATCTCCGATGGAGCAGTTGGCTCGTTACCAAAACATTATTTCTGGTTTCCCAATGGGTCAAGTTTCAACGCAGATTACGCCGTACTTTGAGCCTAGCAGTGGTCAACAGTTCTTGGGTGGTTATCTTGGTGCTGCTGGTGCTGGCATTGAAAATGACTATCTGCGCTTTGCCGCTGGTTTGTTGTCTCAAGATTAGGAGATAGGTTATGAATGGTCTTTTAGACAGAATAGCAGCCCCGTATCGAAGAGATGCTAGGAGAGATGCTCGCGCTTCTTTGTCGCCAACAGCGACCGTTGCATTACCTTCCGCTGGGTTATTGACTTCTGAAATGTTGCCTGCACAACAACCTGTAGTTAATCAGCCCATTAATTCTTCTTTTGTTGCCCCGCCAATGCCTCGTCCGAGTCTTTTATCAGACCAGCTTAATCAGATTGAACGTCAATCTACTCCAGCACCCAGCTTGTTTGGTCGTATTGGTGGCGGTATTCGCAGTGCTGGCAAGGAGCTTGGCGGTTTATTTGAAGGTGAAGAAGGTCAGCTTCGCGCAAGAGAGCTTAGTAAAGCGCTTATGACTGGGCCTACTCGTGTTCCTGTTTCTTTTGGTCAGAGTCTTGTTGAGGGGCTTGCCGCTGGTGGGGAGGCTGTTGGTGCGGCTAGAGCCGAGCAAGCAAAAATAGATATGGCGTTAGCTAAAGCCGCAAAAGAAGCATCTGAAAAAGAAGCTGCTGACCTTAGGTCAGGTGAGGCCGCTAGGGAAAAAGCGTATGCTGTTGTTTCTAGTGTTGATGATGCTATAGATATTCTTGATGAGCATGGTGGATGGGCTGCGGGCTTTGGTAGCTGGCTAAAAGATATTCCTACTACGCCAGCAAGCAGAATGAAACTAGCTCTTGATACAATTAAAGCGCAGATTGGTTTTAAAGAGTTGCAAGCAATGCGTGAAGCATCAAAAACTGGCGGTGCGCTTGGTCAGGTGACGGTTCGTGAATTGGAACTTTTGCAAAGAACTATTGCAGCCATTGAACCTGAATTAAAACCAGAAGACTTAAAAAGTAACCTTAAAAAAGTTCGTGAAGTTATGATGGCTATTGCAAACGGCGTTCAAGACCCGCGAACAGGAGAGGTTAGAAGTATTGCTGAATCAGCTTCTTCTAAGTCCAACTCTGGTGATGTTGTGATGGTTACAGCCGAAGATATGGAGGATTAAACGTGCCTCAATTTCAATTTCCAGATGGCAAAACATATGAGTTTCCAGAAGGCACAACCAAGTCTCAGGCTGTTAAATACTATAAAAAGAAGATAGCTCCTAAACTTGAAAAAGAGCCTACTACTGGCGATTATGCCCGTGCTGCCGCGCAAGGCTTGACGTTTGGTTTTGCCGACGAGATTGAGGCTGCAATTCGTTCTGCTGTTGGCTCAAAAACATATGAAGAAGAAGTTAAGGGTATTCGTAGAGATATTGAGCGCTTCCGTGAGGCTGCTCCCGTAGCTGCGTATGGCACAGAGATTGGTGCTTCTGCTCTTCTTCCTTTTGGTGCTGCTCGTGCTGGTGCGCTTGGTGCAAAAGCTGCTACCGCTGCTGCCGCACGTCCTGTGACCACTGCTATTGGCACTGGTGCTTTGTATGGCGCTGGTGCAGCAGAAGAGGGTGAACGTCTTAAAAGTGCTGCTATTGGCGGTGCATTGGGTGGCACTATTGGTGGCGCAGTATCTAAGGCTCTACCAAAAATTGCACCTGAAGCAAAAGAGATGATTAGGCGCGGTGTGCCTCTTACTGCTGGTCAAGCTATGGGTGGTGCGCCTCGTGCATTTGAATCAACTGCTCGTGCCTTACCGTTTGCTGGCGGTGTTGTAGAGGCTGCACAGCAACGAGCTACAGCGCAGTTTAGCCGTACTGCTGTTGAGGATGCTCTGAAGCCTTTGGGCTTAAAATTACAAAAGGGCGTTACTGGCAGCGATGCTGTCAAGCAAGCGTTTAGTAAGATTGATGACTCTTACGATAAGCTGACACCGCGTTTGAAAATTAAAAATGCTCAGTCTATGAGGGATTCTGTAACCCAATCTATTAAAGAGGGGGTTGAGCAAGTTGGTTTGATTTCAAATAAGCAACAAAAAAACATACAAAAGTATTTGAAAGACATTATTGATATATTTGAGGGCAAAGAAATTGCTGGCAAGACGTTTTTGTCTGCTGATAAAATTCTTGGAAAGAAAGCGTATCAACTGACAAAGCCTGCTGCCGATGATTCTGACAGGGTTGTTGGTGAGGTACTTCGCACAGTGCAGCGTGGTATTCGTGACGAATTGAAACGTCAAAACCCTAAGGCTCGTGAATCTCTTGGCAGAATCCATCGCGCTTATGAGCGCCTTATGCCCGTCCAGTCTGCTGCGGCTAAAGCTCGTGCTGCGCGTGAAGGTGGTGAGTTTACACCTGCTGAGTTGATTTCATCTGCTGTTAGCCAGCGCCGCCGTGCTGGTGCTATGGGTGAAGCGCCTATGCAAGCAGAGGGTTTGATTGGTCAGGGTATTTTAGGTCAAGATAGAACAGGTATCTCTAGACCTATACTAGAAGCACGTCCTATATTGGGTCTGCTTGGTGGTGGTGCTTTGGGTGCTACTGGCGCACTTGCCCCTGCGGCTGCTGGTCTTGGCTTGCTTGCTGGTGCTTATAGCCGTGCTGGTGTTCCAGTTACTCGCGCAGCACTAAGTGGATTGGGTACAGGATTACGCGCACCAGTTCCGATGACCGCTGGTTTGTTAGGCGCAGAATTTAGTCAATAGGATAAATCATGGCAAAGAACAGTATTACAGATTACAGCAAAACAGCAGCGTCAAACACGGACATTCAGTCGGTTGACATAGACGAGGGCTGCCTGCCTAGCGGCATTAACAACGCCATTCGTGAGATTATGGCTGACTTGGCTGACATGAATGACGGTACTGTTACGCTGACCAGTCCCTCTTTTGCTGCTGCTAGTCTGACAGGCAACCTGTCATTTGGCGACAACGACAAAGCCATCTTCGGTGCTGGGTCTGACTTGCAGATTCATCACAACGGAACAAACTCTATTGTTGCTGACGTAGGGCAAGGCACATTATCTCTGCAAAGCAATGGTGCTGGAATAACACTGTGGGATAGTGCAAATTCTCAAGAGCTGGCTCAGTTTTACACAGGGGCTGTCTCCAAAGGTGTTACGCTGTCAAGAAATGGCGTTGAGAAACTAGCCACCACCGCTTCAGGCATTGATGTCACTGGCAATGCTACCTTCGACGATAATGGTAAAGCCATCTTCGGTGCTGGCTCTGACTTGCAGATTTATCATAGTGGGTCGCATAGTTATATTGACGATTCTGGCACTGGTAATTTGTATATTCGTGCGGCGGATAATCTTTACTTGCAAAAGTATACAGGCGAAACTTTCCTACAAGCTACAGCAGATGGTGAAGTTCGTATAACACACAACAACAGCACCAAACTCGCCACCACCAGCACAGGCATTAATGTCACTGGCACAGTGACTGCTGATGGGCTGACTGCGGGCGACTTTAATGTAGAGGGCAATGCGGACTACAGTGTTGAGTTTAGAGGAACTGACCCTACTGTTGACAGGATTAGCCTTCAAAGCAGATTCAGAGATGACACAGATGCTTCGTATTGGGGCGGCTCAAATGTTGCATTTATAAGGGACGGCAACTGGCAGTCATCTATGCAATTTAATACTGCGCCTGACTATGCTAATCGCAACGGCTTAACCCGAATAAAAATAGCCTCCAACGGCGACATCTCCTTCTACGAAGACACAGGCACAACTGCCAAGCTGTTCTGGGATGCGAGTGAGGAGCGGTTAGGGCTGGGGACGACTTCGCCTAATGACAGGGTTCAAGTTAATGGGGAGCTTAGTGTAACGGCAAATGATGCGGCTTATGCAGATGAGTATTTTGCAAAACTAAAATCTGAGTATGGTGCTATTGCTTTAGCTTTAGAAACACGCGCTGGCGATGTAATACAAGCGTCAAATTTTGGTCAAGAGTTGACATTTCTTACAGGGCCTAATAGCACTGGAACAGTAGAACGCCTCCGCATCACCAGCGCAGGTCTGGTAGGCATCGGCATTGCAAGTCCGTTAGGTCAACTTCACATAAATACAGAAACTGCGGAAGCTACAAAAGTTTATGTAGACGGTGAAGCAAATCAGCCAAAATCTATAGAAATAAGACACTATGATACTTCTGAGGGTTCAGGCGCAGGGCGAAATTTATTCTATCTTAAGACCCCAGCAAGCGGCAGATTAGACATAGGTAATTTTTCTGACGGTTCTTCTGAAACGCAATTGATGACATTTTTGGAATCGGGCAACGTAGGCATCGGCACGAGTTCGCCAGCTAGAACTTTGCACGTTCACGCCAGTCAACCTTATTTACACATGACAAACCCTGTAACTGGAAGCGCAACAACTGATGGGCTTTCGATATTGGTTGGTCAAACAAACGGTGAAGCCCTTATAATCCAGCGAGAAAATCAACCTATCCAAATTTACACTAACGGCTCAGAACGCATGCGCATCGACAACAGCGGAAATCTGCTGGTGGGGACGACTAACCCTGATGTAGCCAATAGCGCATCTGTTGAAGGCATATCAATTCGCGGCGGAAGCAATTTCTTGGGTATTGCCCGAAGTGGCGCATCTGTTGCTAAATTTAACAGGCAGTCAAATGATGGTGCTGTTGTGCAATTTGCCAAAGACGGCGCAACTGTCGGGTCGATTGGGGTAGCTTCTGGTGACTTAAATATCAACGGCGGTGCCAATCACTCAGGTATACGCTTTCAAGCTACTGGCCTCTATCCTTTGGAGAACGGCACTGTTTCTTCAGGAGAAATAGACTTAGGGGCAGCAGGCTCTAAGTTTAAGAACCTCTATCTATCTGGCGGCGTATATCTCGGCGGCACGGGTTCAGCGAACCATCTGGACGATTATGAGGAAGGCACTTGGACGCCAGTGATATCACACGTTTCAAGTTTTAGTAGCGCAACAATAACCAGTATCGATGCAAGATATACAAAAATTGGCAGACAAGTAACGCTTGAATTTGAGTTTAGTTTAAGTTCTAGCACTGGAAACGTATCGGCAGGAGATGACATTGTTATTGCTTCTGGGTGTTTACCTTTTACACCGTCTTTCAATGGACATGCTAACGGCACTGTCGGTATGCAAGTTAATATGCCAACTGGGGAAGACATAGCAATGGCATATGCTGGTTTTTCTGGGGCAAACGAACTTGGAATTGTGTTTCATACTGTCAGTGGAACTGTTGCTAGGACAACAGTTATTGGCGGAATTGTAACGTATTTTGTATAAAATAACCCGTCTGGAAGTCGGGTCGGACAGGTGGCAATCCCGCCACGATAAACAGAAGGAAACAAACAAATGGCATTAACTAAATCAGTCGAAGTAGACAAAATTGAAATCGTAGGCGAGTTTAAGGCTGTGCAAGTTCGCACCGCTACAGTCGTCAGCGAAGATGGCACGGAACTATCACGCAGTTACCACCGTCATGTCATCGCAGCAGGTGACGATTACAGCAGCGAAGATGCAGAGGTTCAGGCCGTATGTGCGGCAGTTCACACCGATGCTGTTGTCTCTGCCTATCAAGAACACATTGCTAATCAGGAGACAATCTAATGGCAACTTGGACTATCGCAAACTTGGAACGTAATGTCGCTGATGGCGGCGTTATTGTGGCGCATTGGCGCGTCACTGAAACGGAAACAGTTGGGGAAGGCGATGATGCCGTAACCTATTCTGCTTCCTCTTATGGCACTGTCGGCTTTACGCCTGACGCAAGTGCTGACGGCTTTATTGCTTTTGACAGCCTGACCGAAGCTAACGTGCTTGGCTGGGTTCACGAAAGCGTTGATAAAGACGAAACCGAAGCTGCTCTGGCTGCTGATATTGCTGGGCAGAAAACCCCTGTTACTACTGACGGAGTTCCGTGGTAACATAAACCAAAGGAGAGACTAATGACCGAGAAAAAACCAAACGTCATTACGATTAACGACAAAGAATACACTGAAGAGCAACTCACAGACGACCAGAAGGTTTTGATTAACCACATCACTGACCTTGACCGCAAGATTGGCTCTACCCAGTTTAACCTAGACCAGCTTCAGGTCGGACGTAAGGCATTTATGTCACTGCTTGAAGCCTCACTAGAAGAAGAGACGGAGACAGAATAATGGAAACTCTGATTACTTGGATTACAGCTATCGTAGCAGCCGCTTCGGTGATTGCTAACGTAACTCCGTCTATGCGCGACAATGAGATTCTCGCAAAGGTTGACGACTTCATCCAGAAGTTAGCTCTAAATCTTCGCAAGGATAAATAATATGTCTCGCATCACCGTTCACGAGGTCAAGTCACAGATTGACACGCATGAAGCTGTATGCGCTGAACGGTGGTTGGAGACTATCAACCGCGTCAAGCGACTTGAGATTATTATAATGACGAGTGCAGGGGCAATAATCACATTGCTCCTGTCTCTGCTTTCCCAGAAGATTTAAGATGAGATGCGCCGTGTACTGCTAGTTTCTTTGCTGTGTTTAACCGCAGCATACGCCCAGAATGAGCAGACTGGCGACCTGAACACGAGCAACATCAACAGCACTGTCAGCAGCAATAACCCATCAAACTCTACCACAAACAACTACAACGGCGCTGGTGCTGCATCTAATGTAACGCCTCCGCCTACCGCTGTGTCGCCTAGCGCACCGTCTGGTGGCTCTGAAAGCTGCCTGATAGGGCGTGGTATGGGTGTGCAGGTCAACGTGCTTGGCTTGTCGATGGGCGGCTACAAGCAGGACGCAGAGTGCAACAGGCGCAGAGACGCAAAAGCCTTGAAAGAGCAGGGCATGTCTATTGCATCTGTGGCTAGGCTGTGTCAATCTCTGGAGACTTGGAAGGCGATGTTTGCTAGTGCAACACCCTGCCCAATATCAGTCAATGGCAAGCTCGTTGTGGGTCGAGCGGCTACCCTTCTTATGAAGCGCGACCCCCTGACTTTCATACCTGATTACAAAAAACGTAAATCATACTATGACAAAATCCTACGAATTGGTGAAAGCGATGATGAAGAAGATAGCGATTCTAACCTCAGCATTTCTGAGCGTTTCCGCAGCACAAGCAGAGACGACGATTGATAACCTAGTCAATGCCAGCAAGACGATTGCAGCCAAGCTGGAGCAGGGTCGTCATGCGGTATATGGCGCAGAACACTACGCCTCAGTCGGCGGCATCATTGACTACAGCGCAGTGGATGACGAGCAATACATCATCAATGAGGGCGACATAACTGCCTACAATGAAGCTCTTGCAGGAGTGCAGAACGCTTTGTATTTCACCACTAAGATGGCTTTGGAAGAGAAATATGAAGAGTCAATGGTCAAGGTGTCTGAGGCCGTAGACAACTTTATTGTCGCCAGTGTTCAGCTTA